CAGGTGTCAAGCTGGTTCGTGCGCCAAGGGTTGGTGGTACCCTGATAACCTCTTTTCATTTAGTCGCTACAGCAGTACTGATTGGGTCTGGGTGATAAAGCCAGTCAACCAGCACAGTTGCACCCCCCCGGGGACTGTAGTCATCCACATACTAAATGCTTTTTCTGTGACAAGTAGAGGTTGGCATATATTCCCGCGAGTCCAGCCAGGCCCGCTAGGGGGTGAAACGCCTCCTGAAAGCGCACTTTCCTAAGGTTGTTCGTTGAGCTCAATCACCCTACAGGGGTCCAATGAACGTAACATCTAACATGACCATTATATTGCCGATGTTAGTGTTGGCGGTCACGGTGTTGGAGGAGTAAATTTGCAATACGCCAAATGATAGCGCATCCTCATCTCGATTGACAAGGTTGTTAACTACCATCTTCTTGTCCTTTCCGTCCTGCTTTGCAGTCCAAGACAACATAGCCGGTGCTTTGATGTCTGTAAAGAAAGCAGATCGGTGCCTCACAACACTACCAAATGTAGTTGGGGCTCCGGCAAGGGGCTCAGGATCCACAGCTATAGCTATGCTACCGCCGGTCGCATCACCTGAGTTTGGCACAAAGCTGAATGTAATTCTGTTGATGTAGAATTGCCTGTAGAGGCCACTTATGGTGGTAAGTCTAGGTATAAAAGTACCCAGCGGCGTAAGCGTCTGATTTGTGTTGACAGCGAGGGGAATAGCAGAAGAAGCCACGCCAGTTGTAACACCATTTGCCACAGCAAACACATCCTTGAGCTGGAGCCTAACAGCGTTGCCCGTGTTTAGAGTTGGTTGCGCTGGGAACGCCGTCGTGAGACGAAAACCAGGCTGAGTACCACCACTAGGACCACTAGGCTTATTGCTAGGACCAAGCTTTCTGCTTTTTCCGCCCTTTCTGGATTGCTGTGCAGCCCTGCCGCGTTGACGAATGGTGTTCTTTGCAGCGGTGCCTGCTTGCCGTGCGATCTGTTGCAAGCCGTCCATGGCAGCGTTGCCCAAACCTCCGCTTGCTGCAGCAAGAATCGGACCATATAATTGTAAAGCCCTCCGCTGGTCCCTAGAAACCATTTCCATATTAAGTGGGAGTTACCGAACAGTAGAAAAAATATGGTGCACTTATTGTGAAGACCCTGGGTGGGGGAATTCAAAGACATGACCAATCCCCGATATCGTCATGAATGCACCTAATGCATTGACCCCTGTCGTAACATAAGACAGGGCCCCGGTGCTCAATCCCAGGCAGGATTTTGAATCCACTATACCGTTCTTCTACAAGACGTTGATAGTTGGGATCAATTCCAAATGCCTTGTGAAAGCTCACACGAGTGTCCGGGTGAATGGGAGTGATGAGTTGGTACTCCCTGAGGGTGCTCAGCCTGACTCCCTCTGCGCCAGCAAGCATCTTGGCGTGTATGAGAAAGCCAGTAGCAGATATGGCGTTTGGGTCATCCAATTGCACAGAGTTGGGACTGGCTGCGCGCAGTGAGGCATAAAAGGGCTGCAGCATGGGCAAACCTCTGACAAGGAATCCCCCACACAGCCCAATAGCTCTCAAAGTCTGGCGTGCCTTCGCCTCCCCGTCACAAAATGAGCCGAATCCTGAAGCGTCACCTGCCAAGCATTTCACTGGGTTGCGGACCATAACATATCCGCCATGCAGTGGTATGTACACTGGGTGGCACTGACAGAACTCCATCTCCTCTAATGTGTGTGCAATCTTATCTATGACCACACGCATCCCAAATTGCAGGAAGTAATCGGCCACCTTGTTCCGAACGTTGTCCAGGTGTACGCGCTCAAAAATGAGTACGCAGTCATCACCATCGTTCATGATTTCCATCGGTACCCGCAGGTCTGTGGCAAATGCCTTGCACATCAAGGTCATTAATAAACAATTGCCAAGTGCCGTATTCATGTCTCCGCTCATACGACAACCGTGGACGCCATATTGAAAATGTTCCCCGGCAAACCCAACATTGTCTATCTGCCACGATAGCAATGTTTTGAGAAAGTTTGCATCGGCGCCAGTAAAATATCGCAAGTAAACCGGATGTTCCACCTCAGCAAGCAGCGGCGCACTAACGCTCTGGTCAAACCGAGAGACGTCAATGCTCACATACACAGGGTCGAAAAACGATCCACCTTTACCTGATGCTATCTTACCACGCTCCACAAGGTTCTTCCCTTTCATTATGGTTGGGAAAACAAGGTGCCGGTCGTGCGCACAATGCGCATCAACTGCTGCATACACCCGATGCTCAATGGCACGGATGAAGCAGCCCAACTCTATATTGTAACGAGGTGACCTGGGCTGAATCGCTCTGGGAGATGGGTCAATTTTCTTTGTCTTTTCAGCCTTTATGAACATGCCGAGATATGAGTCGCGCCTCATGACCGGAGCATTTTGGAGGCTAGCCGCTGCCGCTTCATATCGTTTACGACGGCTTCCAACGTACGTAGAGTAAAATTCTTCTCTCGTAAGCGGGCTGACGATTTGTATGAGCGGGGACAAGCACATTGCTTCAGATATAAGACGCTCCACACCCGAACGTGTGGGTTGAGGCGGACGTATCAATGTCCC